TGTATTACAACCTTGGGGAAACATGGGAGTAAATTTAGATGTTACAAGTTTAAATCATTTAGAGGGTATAGATGTTAATTATTTTAAAGAAAATTTAAATGGTTTGTCTACTGGTATTTTAGTAGATTGGCATGATGGTTTTAGTAAGTTTCCACAACAACACAAACCATTGCATTTGATTACTATGGAAGATGGAAATTATTATTTATTACCAAACAATTATTTAAGATGGAATGATCCTTCTTTTACTAATGAAAAGTTATGGGAAAAATGTAAAAACTATAAGAGAGGAACAGAAGTCTGGTTCCCAGAAAATAAAATAAACAAGTAGGTTTTTATGAAAGACTTGAATGACATAGTAAAGATAGAGAAAGCCATAGCAGAAAAGTATGGTGAAGATACGGTTATGAATCCAAAACATTATTGGAATGAAGAAAAAGAAAAAGATTTTATTGAACAATTAAAAGAATTATCAAAAATTGAAATAATAAATGATAAAGACCAAAAAGTAAATGTCGATGGTGTTTTTATTTCTAAAAAACTACTTAATAGAGATAGTAATAGAACTTGTCCAGTTTGTTCTATCTATTCTTTTGATTTAAAGGACGATTTGTATATGAATCGTTTTGAATGTTGTCAAAAATGCTACATTCAATGGATCGAAGGAAGACAAGAAAGATGGAAGGCAGGTTGGAGGCCAAATAAAAATGAAAATAGTAAAAAGTAGATTAAAAGAAATTATTCAAGAAGAGCTTGAAATGTATTCCGATGAACCATCCCAAGACGAGATGGGTGATCCTGAATACGATCAAGAAGGTTATATGACCAAATCAGAATTGTATAAGATTGGTAAATATGCTCTAGAACTTCACGATATGATTGAAGGCAATGATAATCTTCCAGAATGGATGCAATCCAAGGTTTCTAAAATGGCTCAAATGATCGGTGATGTTAAACATGCTCTTGAATATGATCAAGAAGCAGGCGAATACGAAGAGCAACAAGAAGAACCTATGTATGACGATTATTCTGATGAGAATTTCGAAGAAGAATTTGATCAGTACTAAAAGGAAAAGAAAATAAATGGCAACAACTTATGAAATAGTCCAAGGACTTCACCAAGCAGCAGCAAATGCTTATGATGGTTCTCATGTTCAAGGATATTCTTCCGATAGTAAGGAACGTTCTATTGGACTCAAAAGAGAAGAGGGAGATCCAATTATAGATTCCCGAATCATTGATGGTTTCAAAATCAAAACAAGTGGAAACATGCTTACCGTCATATACACATCCGATATAAAATTAAAAGATGTATACATGAAGAAAGATTTTGAAGGCGATCTAGAAACTACAATAGAAAAAATCGTTTCATTTCTCAAAAGAGAATACAAAGATATTACAAAACAAACTATTTCTTTGACTCCCGTAGGCGAAGTACAAATATTTGTTCAACCAATTTCAAGACAAAGAACGACTGTAGAAGCCAAGAAACACTATAAGATTAATAGCTTAAAAGATGTAGAGCCAGTTTCACCCCCTTCGCAAGATCTAACCAGAGAAATCACAAGAAAGTTTTTGGAGTTGGGAAGAGAAAAGGCTAAAAAGCCGTCTAATGTAAAATTAAAAAACGACTAAAATGAAATGTATAAACTTACCAAACAACAAATTCAAGATGAAATTTTAAAGTGCGGTAAGAATCCTGTATATTTTATAAATACATATTGTAGAATCTCACATCCTCAACGTGGTCCTATTCCTTTTAGAATGTATCCATTCCAAGAAGATGTAATAAAAGATTTTCAAGATCATAGATTTAGCGTAATTCTCAAAGCCCGCCAACTTGGTTTATCGACCGTAGTTGCGGGCTATGTTGCTTGGTTGATGTTGTTCCATCGTGACAAGAACGTATTGGTTTTGGCAACCAAACTTCTATCAGCATCGAACTTGGTAAAAAAAGTTAAATATATTATTAAATCTGTTCCACCTTGGCTAATGATTGCAAGCGTGGAAATCGACAATAGAAATTCTTTTGAACTTTCGAACGGTTCACAAATTAAATCATCTGCAACCTCGGCCGATGCAGGTCGTTCAGAAGCTCTCTCTTTGCTTGTGCTAGACGAAGCCGCATTTATCGAGGGTATGCAGGAGCTTTGGACAGGTCTTTACCCTACAATGGCTACTGGTGGTCGTTGTATAGCTATTTCTACTCCAAACGGTGTAGGTAATTGGTTCCATCAAACCTATATTGATTCAGAAGCTGATATAAACGAATTCCATCCTATTAAACTCTTTTGGACCGTCCATCCAGACCGAGATCAAATCTGGTTTGATAAAGAAACTAAAAATCTCTCAAAACGTGAAATCGCACAAGAATACGAATGTTCATTCAATGCTTCTGGCGAAACAGTAATAGATTCGAATGATTTAGATTTTCTATCACAATCATATGAAGAACCAAAAATGAGAATTGGTTTTGACAGAAACTTGTGGATTTGGAAAGAATATTATGAAAAATGTAAATATCTTCTTGTTGCTGACGTAGCAAGAGGCGATGGTAAAGACTATTCAGTTTTCCATGTTATAAACCTTGATACGATGGAGCAAGTAGCGGAATATCAAGGAAAAATAAATACAGATGGATTTGCAAGCTTGATATTCAATACTGGCAAACAATATGGAAACTGTATGATTGTTGTCGAAAACAACAATCTTGGTTATTCCGTTTTAGAAAAAATCATATCTATGGGGTATAAAAATGTTTATTATTCTACTAAAAATTCAACTGAATATGTTGAGCAGTATATTGCAGAGGGAATGTCTAATACAATTCCCGGCTTTACTACATCACATAAATCTCGTCCACTTATCCTAGCAAAACTTGAAGAGTTTATTAGATCAAGATCGATTAAATTAAAGTCTGTTCGTTCCTATAACGAACTTACAACTTTCGTTTGGCATAATGGAAGGCCACAGGCAATGCAAGGATATAATGACGATTTGGTTCTATCATTATCTATTGGATGTTGGGTAAAAGATACAGTTTTCCAAAATGCCACAAAAGATGTTGAATATCAAAAAGCATTATTGACAGGTATAGGAAAAACGGGTAAGTTATTAGATACTAGTATACCCGGAATGATAGGTCATCAAAGAAATAATAAACTAACAGATCAACTTTTACAACAAAGAGAAACTCAAAAAAACTTTATGTGGATATTTAAAGGATAGATATGGCAAACAATAAAACTAAAAACACCAGAAACACAGATTCCTTGCTTTTTAAGCAACTAACTAAACTATTTTCTGGCCCTATTACGAACTATGATCAACAAACACAAAGCAGATACAGAAGAACCCAACTTGATAAGTTTAAGTTCCAATCTGCACAAGGATTAGAATTCAAAAAATCTGAATATCTTTCCTATGAAAACATATCTACAAAAACGATGCAAGCACAAAATCGTGCTGACAGATACATCGATTTTGACCAAATGGAATATATGCCAGAAATAGCATCTGCTCTTGATATTTACGCAGATGAAATGACCACTAATAACGAACTAACTCCAATGTTAAAAGTTAAATGTGGTAATGAAGAAATAAGATCAATACTAGAAACTTTATACTTCAAAACACTTAACCTTGAATCCAACTTATTTAGCTGGTCAAGAAATATGTGTAAATACGGAGATTTTGTTCTTTATCTTGAAATAGATGAAAAACTTGGTGTTACTAACGGCATAGGATTACCTTCCAACCAAGTAGAAAGAATGGAAGGAAAAGATAAAACAAACTCAAACTATGTTCAGTTCCAATGGAACTCTGGTGGTTTAACCTTTGAAAATTGGCAAGTAGCTCATTTTAGAATACTTGGAAATGACAAACATTCGCCATATGGAACTTCTGTATTAGATCCTGCAAGAAGAATTTGGAGACAATTAACACTTCTTGAAGATGCGATGATGGCTTACCGTGTCACCCGTTCTCCAGAACGTAAGGTATTTTATATCGATGTTGGAAATATTCCACCAGAAGATGTAGAACAATACATGCAAAAAGTAATGACACAGATGAAGAGAAATCAAATTCTCGATTCGAATACAGGTCGTGTTGATTTACGTTATAATCCAACTTCTGTTGATGAAGATTACTTTATTCCAGTACGTGGAGGAACAAATAATACAAAGATTGAAGGTCTTCCCGGTGGTCAATTTACTTCTGCTATTGAAGACGTAAAGTATTTAAGAGATAAACTGTTTGCTGCTCTTAAAGTTCCTATGTCCTATTTGATTAGAGGAGATGGAGCATCAGAGGATAAGTCTACTCTTGCACAAAAAGACATTCGTTTTGCTAGAACGATTCAAAGACTTCAAAGAGTTGTAATTGGAGAACTTGAAAAGATTGGTATTATCCATCTTTATACTCTTGGTTTCCGTGGAACAGATCTAATATCGTTCAAACTGTCACTTAACAATCCTTCTAAACTCGCAGCACTTCAAGAACTTGAACATTGGAAAACCAAGTTTGATGTTGCTTCTGCTGCCACAGAAGGATATTTCTCCAAGCGTTGGGTTTCTCAAAATATCTTTGGGCTTTCAGATGAACACATCGTTAAGATTCAAAGAGAAATGTATTTTGATAAGAAATTTGCAACTTCACTTGAACAAATTGGTGCTCCACAAGAAGAAGGTGGTGGTGGTGGAGGAGGTGGAGGTGGTTTGGGTGGTTTAGGTCTTGGTGGTGGAGAAGAAACACCAGAAGCCGGCGCAGAAGCCGGTGCAGAAGCTGGCACCGAAGCTGGTGCAGAAGAGGGAGAAGAAAGTATGCTATTGGCTACACCGGGAGGTGGTGGCGAAGCCGCATCAGAAGAAATTCCTCCTCCTGGCCGCAGAAACGATTGGTACACAACTCCTGGTGCAAAAGGCAAACTTTATAAACGGACACAAGATTCCCGTGCCAGTGGGGCCAGAAAACGAGCTATGAGATCCCAAGGTGGAGAATCATTAGCGGGTAAAAGTTCAATATTCCCAGGCATTAGAGAATTATCCCCTCTTGCGAATGGAGTTTACGAATCACAACAACCTAATTATGATAATGAAGAAATCGAATTATTTAAAACTAATAAAGAAATCAAAAATTTAATTGAGAACTTGGAGAAATTTACTAATGCAAGAAAAAATGAAAGTTAAGTATAATAAGAAAAGAAATACTGCTTTTCTTTACGAAACTCTCGTTAAAGAACTAACAAAAGCCGTTGTTAATAAAGATAATAGTAAAAGAGCTATTATCCTTGGTATTCTAAAGGAACATTACAGTTTAAAGTCTGTTCTGTATAAAGAACTCGACGTTTATAAAAGTCTTTATGAAACCAAGGGTGTAGAGATGGATATTGCTCAAAGAATGGTGTCAGAAGCTAAAAGAGTTTATTTTTCTTTAAATTCCCAAGATATTTTCAACCAACAAACCCAAGTTATAAATAAGATGAACAAGCAACTTGAATCATCTATATTTTCTAATTTTATTGGTAATTATAAAGACTTGGCTACTATCTCACAATTGTTTGATGATAATGTGTCTATCAAACACCGAGTTTTATTAGAGAAAAAAGTTCTTGATATACTTTGCGAAAACAAAGTTGAGAAACAAGAAATGCGTCCAATCGACAACATTGTTTATAAACAAATAATAAAAAAATTCAATGAAAAATATTCTGATGTTTTACTGAAAGAACAAAAGGAATTATTTTCAAAATACATATTATCTTATGCAGATGATGTAGACTTCATGGTTTATCTAAATGAAGAAATTGGAAGAATTAAGAAAATTGTCAATGAAACAACTACGATAAGTGTTTTTGAAAAACAAAAACTAATACAAAAAATTGATGAACTTAAAAATAAACCAGTAGACAAAGAGATTGTTGAAAGTGTATTACACTTCCAATCTTTGGTTAAGGAACTAGTAGAATAATGAAAATCGTTATTAGACTTCCAGAACAACCAGATGTTGTTATTCGACTTGATGCTCGTAAGACTCTCGATGGAAATATCTTAATCCAAGATCATCCATATATGGATCTTATCCTTTCACCAAAAAATAAGAAGATTATTGCTTTATCAAAAGTCTTAATGGATGATAGAGCTTATTACACACAAAGCAAATTTTTTGATTATTTATATAAACGGGGAGTAATAGATGTTTCAACGGTCCAAGCTGGGAATATATATGCTTCTTTGGAAGCAACATTACCTGAAAAACAACCTGATGGACCCGAGCCAATCGAAGTTATACTTTTCTGTATTTTTAAGTATTTTAGAGAAGAAGCCCCATCCTGGGCAGAAGAAGAAAAATTGAAAAATGATCAAGAAGAATACCTTCTTGAACCAGATAAAGAAAATTCTACCGAACTTGGAGAAATTCCACAGAAAGAAAAACAAGGTTCTATTGGCACTTCTGCCTACTCTATCAATAAGCATTATAACATCGCTTATCTTGGCGAAGGAAAAGAGAAAGAGAAGAAATAATGGAACTAATTTATTTTATTCTTGCTTGTTGGGGTTTAACACAGATCCTCGTTTATGGAACAATTTTCGATAGGATAAGACCAAAAGAAGGTTTCCTTGGAGAACTATTCAAGTGTCCAATGTGTGTTGGATTTTGGGTAGGTTTACTTCATTGGCTTTTATTTTTTGATTTAAACTGTGGAATACTACAAGCAGGATTTATCTCATCAGCAACAACTTATGCGCTTTGTATGTTATTCAATGATTTTGGTTTAAATATTAAAATCAATAAAGAAGATAGTCAATAAATAAACTATTTAAAATAGCAACAATAGGTAATATTATGATTTCTTTTTTAACACAAGGATTTTGGACTCGTAAATGGGCACTCCAACCCGTTCGTCTTTGTTGTAGAGGAAAGAGGTCCGTGCGGACGCAGGGCCGCTAAACTATAAAAGGAAATTTGTATAAAATGAAAATAACAGAAACACAATTAAGAAATATTGTTCGTCAAGAACTTCTTCAAGTTTTAAACGAAGAACAATTAGATGAAGGATTGGGTAAAACATTCGCTGGTCTTGCATTAGCCGCTAGTATAGCTTTGGGTGGTTATGGTATGAAGTCTAATATGGACGCACAACAAGCCAAGCAAGAAGCACATCAGATTGAACAAGTTAAAAGTGTAAAACAATTAAGTACAGATCAAAAAATACGTCTTGTAAAATTTGCTGCTGGTGCGAACGCAATAAAAGGTGGAGAACCTGCCAGCAAAATTAACCAAATAGAAAATGATGCTGTCAGTGGTTTTATACGCGATGGTAAAGTCTCCGAAGGTGCATTAGACAGTCATATAAATAATCTTATGGCTAAATTTCCAAATTTAGTTGATCAATACTTACAAGGATTAAAAGAAATTAAATAAAATGTCTAAAACACTATTAAGAGAATACTTTGAACTTTGTCCAAACGGAGTTTGCGA